CGCCCGCCAGCCCCTCAACTAATGAGCAACCTCGGCAACACTTCCTTGGAGATCCAAGCGCTGGCCCGCAACATCGTCTACGCTCGGGACCGCGTCCTGCAAGGCGACTGGACCCCCAAGTACGCCAACGAGCAGATTGCCCAGCAGGCCCGCGAGGCCGAGCAGATGCTCATCTTCTTTGGGTGCACCGACGTCGACATCTACGCCCACATCTCGCCCTCGGGCCGTGGCCTGTTCAAGTGGCGCTACCGCGACAAGGACGGCGAGGTCTTCTCCGGCACCTGCTACCCCACCGGCTTCTGACCATGCGCCCCCTCCTCCTGCTCCTTGCGTCGGCCACCTGCCTGCCGGCCGTGACCCCTGCCCAGGTCGACGCCATCATCCGCGTCGAGTCCGCCGGCAACCCCCGCGCCATCGGCCGCCTCGGCGAGCGTGGCCTGTGTCAGTTCTTCCCCGCAGCTTGGGTCGACACCTCCCGCTGGCGCCGTGCCCACGGACTGCCCGTCTACTCCTACGACCTGGCCCTCGACCCCATCGCCGGCCACGAGTACGCCACCTCCTGGTTGACGTACAACGAGGAGCGCCTGACCAAGGCCCTCGGCCGCCGCCCGACGATCGGCGAAGTCTACGCGGTCCACCAGCTCGGGTTCTCGGGCTTCAAGGCGAAAGGGTTTGACCTCGCCCGCTGCCCCGCCATCACTCGGGTCGTCGTTGCCCGATTGGCGAAAGCGACCCGCACCAAATGAACAAGCCCTTGCTCGTCGCCGTGGACCCCGGCGTTTCCGGCGCCATCGTCACCTACCACGACAACCTCGGGCTGGAGTCGTACAACATGCCCGGCACCGACTGGGAGGTCTGCAAACTCGTGGCCGACATCTCGACCAAGGCCAACAAGATTGTGCTATACCTGGAGGAGCCCCCGCTCTACGCGGGCCGCAACATCCCCGGCTCGGCCATCGGGAAACTGATGTGGAACACCGGCGTCCTCTATGGCGCGGCCGTGGCCTGCGGCTGGGAGGTCCACCGCGTCCGCCCCGCGATCTGGCAGAAGACCCACCCCGTCGGCACCAAGGGCGACCTGACCACGACCGCTTGGAAGAATAAACTCAAGGCCCGCGCCGGCGAGCTGTATGGTTCGGTCCCCGGCCTCAAGGTGACGTTGGCCAACGCCGACGCCCTGCTGATCCTCGACGCCGCGATGCGTGGCGCCATCAACTAACTTAACACGTGCTTAACATTGTTTAACATTTGTTAAGTTAACTCAACCACACTGAGCAAACAGGACAAAACTCAAACTTTGGGGGCTGGTACATAGGGCTAGTTAGATGCCTCATTCTACATCAAGCAGTCCGCCGCCAGCCCCCTCCTCTTTCCCACCCATGAAACCCATCCCTGCAAACGAACAAACCACCAAGACGCTGGTCACGCCCCCTGTGCCCATCAAGGACTCCTCCTACATCATCCTCTCCGACGGCACCGTGGCCCGCCTGCTGAAGCCCCGCACCAAGGGCAACGTGCGTTACTGGTCCTTGAACCTCGGCGGCCGTCTCCAGGTCTTCACCCAGAAGTCCATCGACGAGCTCGCGGCCGGCAAGTAAAGCCTTCCTCCAAGACCCATGAGCAAACAAGCCAACACCGACGCCAACGCGGACTTCGTCACCGCCCTCAACGCGCTGGAGAATGTCAGCGCTAACAAGTCCAACCCGGCCTTCAAGGGGTCGAAGTATGTTTCCCTCGACCAGCTGCTCGACGCCGTGAAGCCCGTCCTTGCGAAGCACAACCTGGCCCTCACCCAGTGGGTCGACACCACGGCCGACGGCAGGATCGGCGTCCAGACCGCCTTCCGTCACCGCGACGGGACCGTGTTCCAGGGCGGCATGCTCTTCATCCGGGCCGACGGCATGAACCCCCAGCAGATTGGCGCCGCCCTGACCTACATCCGCCGGCAATCGGTCCAGACCGCCTGTTGCGTCTCTGTGGACGCCGACCTAGATGGGAATGGCCTCGCGGCCTCGCCCGTCATCAAAACGCCTCAGACGGCCACGCAGGCCCCTCAATCGACCGCCCGCCTGTCTGGTTACATGGCCCACCCCGAGGCCGCCGTCCGCGTCCTGCAGCGCAAGGGCTGGCTCAAGGAAGGCCAGTCCCTGTCGGACCTCTCCGGCGAGCACCTGGTCAGCATCGCCAACAACCCGGCCTTCAACGCCGCCGTCCAGAAGGAGGCCCAGGCTTAATCCCATGGAATACGTCACCAACTCCGCCTTCGACCACCTGCCCAAGGGGATTGCCAGGCGCTACGACTCCCGCTACGACGTCGTGATCCGCACGGCCGACGACGGCACCCGCACTGAACTCCAGCCCATGCGCGAAAGCCCCTGCGGCGAGTACGTCCGCTTTGAGGATTATGCCAAACTGGTCGAAAAGTGCGAACGCCTGACCAAGGCCGGCGAACAGTTCGCCCAAGACATGGTTAGCGAGTACGGCCTAAAGCGTTGCAAATGCGAAGATGTCTACATCAACTGGCAAGCCGCGAAGGGAGGCCAGTCGTGAGCAACGATGACCTGCGCCTGCCCGGCGACAAGCCCTTCGACCCGATCGGCGAGGCCTTCAAGAACCTGAACACCGCCAACGAGCTGGCGGCCGCTCAGGCCCGCATCGCCCAGCTGGAAGAGCGCAACGAGCTCATGCGCGAGGCCGGCGACGAGCTCTGGTATGTCATCCGCCACGCCACCGAGGTCACCCCAGAAAACATCATTGAAGCCTGCCAACAGTGGGCCGACAAGCGTCGCCATGGCTGAAATACCCAAGTCCATCGAGCGCCTGGTCGAGAAGGACGGCGTCTACCTTTACGGTATGCTCCTGCTGCTCGACGGCGAGGCCTACTGGGAGTGTACGGCCGCCACAGCCAAGGGCCTTGAGACGACCATGAAGGCATGGAAGACCCACACCTGGCCTTCCCTCAAGCGCTCTAACGTGCGCTACTTCGTCAAGTCCCCCGGTGACATCAAGGAGATCACCATCCCTTCCCGCCCATGAGCCCCCGCGACTCCGCCTCCGTAAACCTCCAGCGCCTCCACGCCGAGACGCTTAACCTGGAAGCCTACCTGTCTTCCTTCCTCACCCAGCAGGACGTGAACCGCATCGCCCAGGACTCCGTACGCCTCCGGGCCGTGCTCGCGGTGACCGACCTCGCCCGCGTCGAAGACGCCCACGACCTCGACGAGCTGCGCGAGCGCCTCAACGCCCTGCGGTCCGACATCTCCGTGCTCCTGGTCTCCCTCCAGAACCTGCACGAGAAGGCCGAGACGATGGCCATCACCCTCGGCGCCATCGAGGACGCCGTCGACAACCCCGACGAGGACCTCTGACACCCTTGGGGTCGGCCCGTGTTTCTGCCCGATTGGATCCGGGCATGTTCCATAGTTCACAGGCCGGCCCCTCCCCTTTCCACATACCCGATAACATACAGCACACATACATGAAGACATACATTCCGCCCGCCCTTGAAACCATCGCCGCCAAGGCCCCCATCGGGACCCGCGCCGACTACGACGCCCTGACCGGGCTTAACCAGACCATGGCCAAGGTCCTGCTCCGCTCGCCGGCGAAGTACAAGCACGTCCTGGCCAACCCCCCGAAGGCCACCGCCGCCCTCCGCGAAGGCATCATGACCCACGCCTGCGTCCTCCAGCCCGATCTGTTCGCGCGCTACAAGCCCGAGCCGGACGTGAAGAAGAACACCAAGGAAGGCAAGGCCGCCTACGAATACTGGAAGACCACGCTGGCCGATACCGATATCCCCTGCGACTGCGACGAGTACGACAACGCCCTGCATTACGCCGACGGGCTCCGCGCCATCATGGCCGCCTACGGCATCCGCGTCCACGCCGCCGAGATCGCGCTGACGGCCACCTACATGGGTGTCCAGCTCAAGGGGTCCATCGACTTCATCGGGACCGATGGTTTCATCTACGACCTCAAGACCACCCGCGAGGACGCCACCCCCTACGGTTTCGGCCGCGAGCTGCAGCGCAACCCGGACTTCCGCCTGCAGGCCGCCTGGTACATGCTCCTCTGGAAGCTCGTCTTCGGCGAGTCCCCTGCCGGCTTCCGCCTGATTGTTGTTGAAAAGGAAGCCCCCTTTGAAGGCGCCGTCTTTGAGCTCGACCAGGAGCTGATTGCCGACGGTGGTATCAAGATGCTTGAAGCCATCACCACCTACCAGAAGTGCGCCGAGTTCGACTCCTGGCCCACCTACCAGCCCGAGATCATCAAGGTCGAGCCGTGGAAGAAACCCGGCGAAGCCATCCCCCTCTCTTTCTCCTAACCTTTCCACCCACCCAGAAACATGAGCTATAACCAGCACAAGTCCGACGAGCGTCCCCCGCTCTCCACCATCACCGTCTCCGGCGTCTACACGCTGAAGATGACCAAGCCCAAGCCCGAGAAAGTCAAGACGTGGGAGGACGGCGTCAGCGCCCGCCTTTTCTTCGTCACCGCCGAAGGCCAGTGCCTGTCCAAGTCCTACGGCACCAAGTACCCCAAGCCCCTCGCCATGCTCGTCGGCAAGATGTCCGGCAACTATACCAGCGAGATCCAGCCCGGCGCCACCGCCGAGGACTTCATCAAGTACCTGGAGAAGGCCTGCAACAAGTACGTCGACGTGGCCGTGGAGGTCACCCTTGGCGACGTCTATAACGGCAACCAGCAATACAAGTACAAGCTGACCTGGGCCAAGAAAGGCGAGACCCTCAAGGCCCCCGACTCCTTCTAAGCCATGGACCTGACTCATCTCGACGCGAAACTAGATCGCATTTCTGAAATCATGCAGCTGCAGGCCCGCAAGGACTTCCTCCTGCTGACCATGTCCCCCGATAAGGTCCGTGACCAGCTCGTCCGCGAGTTCGGTGGCGAAACCGACCATTTCGGGAACGAATATATCACTTCGCATATTGTCCGTAAGGCAAACTAAGCCATGGCCTTCACTAAACACTGCGTCCTCCTCTTCGGCTACGCTCGCGCCGGCAAGGACACCTTCGCCAAGGGCCTGATCGCCGGAGCCTCCAAGCCCATCGACACGACCTCGCTGGCCGCCCCTCTCAAGGAGGCCTTGCGCATCGCCGCCCATGACGTTGGCATCGACGTCAACTACGGCCGCGAAGAGGACAAGCTGCAGGACCGCCCGCTCCTGGTTGAGTTCGGTCGGGCCATGCGCCGCCGCAACAAGGACGTATTTGCAAACGCCGTCGTTCGCAACCTAGGCATGATGATGGACGAGCACACGTACGTCATCACGGACGGTCGCTACTTCAACGAGTACAACGTCATCAAGGAGGCCTGCGACACCTACGGCATCAACCTGCACACCGTCCTAATCGTGCGCAACGGCTGGGGCCCGGCCAACGACGAGGAAAGCACCAGCATGCACGAGGTCATCAATGGCATCGCCTTTGACGAGACCGTCCACGCCACCAGCGGAGACGAGGAGGCCGTCCTGCTCGCCGGCATCCGCACCGCCAAGCTCTGGAACCTATGAGCAA